CCACGGGTCACCGAAATTGTCGGCGAATTGGGTGGAACAGTTGATGGGACTCGAAGTGGGGTGGACCCAATTGCCAACCGAGTGGATCGCCTCCGACTCTTAGGCAATGGTGTATGTGTGCCAACAGCAGAACTAGCATGGAGAACTTTATGGAAACAATTAAACGACAAACACAATGATTGACCCTATAGAACCGAACGACGATTGGATATGCGACGAAATGTGGGGTTGCGACGAAGACGAGGATGACGAAACCGATCAAGAGGAGGAGTGAAAAGTTGCTTACCCTACCCGAAGCACATGAGGCTTGGGAGCGTTTTTGGAGCAATACGAGAATACTCGGATTCACTGAGGACAAGCATGGGGACAAGCAAGCTATTCGTACTGGTATTCAACGCATCATGCCTGAGAACTACGGGAGTCTAAACTTTAAGAACAAGAAGAAATGAGCGAGGCAAGCAGACAGTGTACGCATGAGATGAAAGCTCTTATTCATCGATGGGAACAGGAGAGTGATTTGGAACAGGAGGATATTTTGGACTGTGCTAAAGACGCTTTGAATGAGTATTACGATGAAGACGTCATTGAATTTGATAGTGACATTGACCTGGAGGAAGAAGAATGAACATCCATAAGCCCACAAAAGGGAGCGTCAGTTGGCAACAAATGGTCATCCGATTGACCAAGGAACGTGATGAATTGAAAGTTGAGAACAAGAAATTTATCGAGGAAAGCTTGGAACTCAAGAGAAGGTGTTCAGACCTTTGGAGACAAGTCATGGAAGAAAGGGCGAAGAGTTGCAAGTAATATGAAAACACCAAAATTATATCCTAAGTATTGCATACTGTATGGCATGGAAAGTTTGTTGGGGGAGTTTAGGTCAATCCCTACTCCCGTGCGGAAAAAACTAATAAAACTAATGGCGAGAATCTCGGAGAAATCTTATCGAAGGGGGGTTCACCAAGCTTTAAGTCTCAAGGTCAAAAACGATTTTCCATACGATGATATTCATAAATGGAGATATGCGAACTCGGATAAATCAGTTGGTTTAGGCATGAATGGTCTGACAGAGTCAACCAAGGGAAGATTCTTTGAGCAGAACCCTGAGCTTCACAATATTGGTATTGGCGAAGAGTGATTCGTGAAATGTCCAGAGGGATTCAACCCGATCTTTTGGAAAAGGTACGGGCGAGCAATACCAATATCAGTTGCAGTATTACCAAAGTGCGACTTGAAAAAGTTGGGGCCACCCTGCTCGAAATTAAGCCAAGAGACATTGGAACGGATTCGGAGGGATGGTCAGTCGGGAAAGAAGAAATCCCGGTCCAAACGCTCGAAGAAGCGATCATCGTAGGCATGGAGATCCAAGCGAGGGAATGAAGCTAACCCTTCAACCCGATGAAGTCCAAGTCTGCCAAATGGTTGGCCGAATGCGTACATTGATTGCCCGTGGAAACGGGGTGCGTGATGCGAAGATGGGCAACCAGGACGGAGCGGAAGCAGATGTGATGGGCATGATGGCAGAATACGGATTTGCCAAGCAGATGAATGTCTTTCCCGACTTGGGACTTACACCTAGAAGCGGATCTGCGGATGGGGTAATGCCAAGTGGTAACCGTTATGACGTCAAAGCATCCAAGCACAAAGGTGCAAGATTGCTTTCCACCCTCAAGGTAAATCCCGATGTGGATGTTTATGTTCTTTGCGTGGTCGATGGAACGATTCTTGATTTCAAGGGATGGGCATACAAGGAGGAATTAATCCGCGAGGAGAACAAGACCAACTTGGGGCATGGTACGGGGTATGCCCTGACGCAAGATAAGCTTAGAGGGTTCGATGCCTAAGATAACATACACGGACGAAGTAAACGCTCACTTCGGAATCCCTTGGACGGATGACTTGAAGTACGACAAGGGCGAGCTAGTCTGTGCGTTGAGTCCCGAAGAGATTGATCGCTTGACCATAGAAGACCCTGAGCGAGCGCAAACACTTACCCGTCTGTTAATGGATCAACCTGGTTCCGAGAAGGAAGATCCTATACAATGGGGGTGGACACTGCCTGGTTGGAGGCGCGTGATGGAGAGATTCGATAAGGATAAGATCCATGTGATTATGGGCGGGAACCGGAGCAGCAAAAGCATTCTTTCAACCCGTATGCTTGTGCATCTTGCTCAGACAATTCCCGAAGCGGAGATTCGCTCGATGCACGTGACAGAAGAAAGATCAATTCAAGATAGCCAAAAAATGGTCTACTCCGCGCTTCCTGCTCGATATAAAAGGACGAAGAAGAAGGGACCGAATCATAGTCTGCAATATAATCAGAAGAACGGATTCAATTCAGCCAAAGCAATCCTTCCACCTACTGATCCATTAGCTGAACGAGGCTCAACGATATACTTCAATAATTATCGCCAGTACATGGCAGACCCGCAAATTTTCGAGGGATGGTCTGCTCATTGCATTCACCTTGAGGAGGAGGTTCCTAATAATATTTACGAAACCCTATTAGGTCGAACGGTGGACTATCATGGGCGTTTGATTTTATCATTCACAACCCTTCAAGGTTTCACTCCACTGGTTGATAGTTTACTCAAAGGTGCGGAAACCGTAAGGACGAGGTATAGTGAACTCTTGCAAAGAGAATTACCTGTTGAACAAATCTCCGCGAATTGGCCAGATTGCCGGATACACTTTCTGTGGACCCAAGATAATCCATTCATCGACGGGCAAGAATTGGTACGGACATATGCACGGCAATCCCAAGAAGTAAAGCTTGCTAGATTATACGGAATCCCTTCGCGTTCCTTCCAAGGGCGTTTTCCAAAATTTAACCGAGAGACCAACGTGGTTGAGCATGAACAAATTCCGTTCATCAAAGATCCGTCCATTGATGTTACTAGGTACTTCATATGCGACCCAGGCGGAAGCAAGCCTTGGGTTGGATTATGGATTGGAGTAATCTCCGATGGTCGAGCTTACTGTTATCGAGAATTCCCCGACAGCACAATGGGTGCTTGGGCATTGCCTCATATCAACGGAGCGGGAAAGAGCGTAGGCAAACCTGGTCCCGGTCAGCGTCCGTTGGGTTGGGGGTATGTTGACTACCAAACTCACTTTGAGGACTTGGAGGATGGCGAGGATATCTTTGAACGAATCGTTGACCCAAGGATGGGAGCGGCCACGGTGCGAACCAAGGAGGGTGAGTCCAATATCATTAATACGATGAGCAACCTTGGTTTCGTATTTCGTGCCGCACCTGGTGTGGACATTGAGGCAGGGATTGCAAAAATCAACGATGCCTTGAGTTGGGATGATACGGAACCCATGACTGACGAGAATACTCCAAAGCTATTCGTGAGTGACAGGTGTGACAACACGGTTAATTCAATGATGGAATACTCAGGGCAGAGCAGATCAGAACACTGGAAAGACCAAATCGATTGCTTGCGTTATTTTTACGTTAGTGGTCCTGACCACGTGACCGAATCAAGCCTCCGAGCAACGGGTGGGGGAGGGTACTAACTACACCACACTACGATTGCGTTGACCTGTAAGGCGTATTGCCTTACAATCTGTAACGCAATGTTGTCAGCAGCCGACCCCGAACTTCTTTACGTCTCCAAAAAGCCGGACATCGCGTACCTTGCGCAGACCTACAAGGAAACCCAGTCCGACCTGGGGGAGTGGTTAGACCGGAAACAACGAGACTACGATGTTCGCAATTGCCAATGGGCGGGAAAGAGCGATGACTTCAAGAAGCACGCATCATTGAGTTCAACGGGTGAGGTATTTCCTTGGGACAAGGCATCCGATAGTGAACAGCGCATGGCCGACGAGATCATCAACTGTAATGTTGCGATGGTGATGAATGCGATACGACGAGCGCATATAGTTGCTACCCCAACCGAATCGAGTGACGTTGAGCGTGCCAGTGTGATAAGCAACTTCCTTCGTTGGCTCATCAATACCAAGATGACAGAGTTCTACAGCGAGATGGAACTTGCCATGAATCATCTCTTTGAGAAGGGGATGACTGTAACTTACTGTTACTACGATCAGCAAGAGTTGAAGCAGCAGCAGACCATAAGGCTTGAAGAAATAGCCCAAGCGTTGCCATCCATCGCGGAAGTAATCCAAGACGGATCGATGGACGATGAGTTAAGCGATGCTCTCAAGGAGCAATTTGGGGTGTCTAAGACTAAGGGTAGGGCAATGCTCCGAGAACTCAGAAAAGACGGTGAGACTACTGTTCCAGTGACGCGAGAAGTCATTAGCCGCCCCAAGATAAAAGCACTTGCCCCTGACGAGGATGTCTTTTGGCCGAACTATACCATTGATCCACAAGAAGCGCCCTATGTCTTCCATGTGGTGAATATGACTCCCGAACAGATTCGGGCTAAGATCAATTCCGAGGGTTGGGACAAGAACTTTGTCGAGCAAGTGATCGACCTTGCGAACAATGCGGAAGGCGAGGACAATCTTTACAATATCCGCGAGCAAGACGAATTCGTTCATAGCGATGATCAATACGTCAAAATTGTCTACTGTTACCAAAGACTTTTGGATGAGGACAACATAGCAGGTATTTTCTGTACGATCTTTCACAGTTCACTAACTGAGACATATGCCCATCATTCCCTCATGGACTATGCTCATGGCAAGTACCCGTTCACGGTTACCACGTGGGAACGTACCTCCAAGCGACTTTATTCGTCCCGTTCGATACCGACCATTGCGGAACCCGATCAACAAGCATTGAAGGTAGAAGTAGACTCAGCTATAGACGCTCAGTCTTTGACTACGCTTCCACCAATCGAGCATCCACTTGGACGATCACCTTCAAAGTGGGGGCCGGGGGTTCGTTTGCCTTATCGTACTCCAGGTGAGGTTCGTTTTGCGGATACTCCACGTGGTTCAACAGTAAACGTAGAACTCCGCAGGTATATCCAAGAACAGGTGAACCGATACTTTGGAAGGAATGGTCCAGGCGTTGATCCGGTTGAAGCACAGATGAAGCAGCAGCATATCATCGACAAAGTATTCTCTCACCTCCGCCAAGTCCTTGATCAAATCTTTAGCTTGTATCAACAGTATGGTCCCGATGAGGAATTCTTTCGGGTTACGGGAATGCAGGACTTGCAAAAGTTCAGTAAGGGCAACCCCGGTGAACGCTTTGACTTTTCATTACAATTCGATGCGGCTTCTCAAGATCCCGCCCAAATGCTTGATCGTGTAAAAGCGATTGCCGAGCTAGGTGGAATGTTGGACAAGAATGGCACGCTTGATACCGAGAGGTTGCTTCAAATCGCAGTTGGACAGATCATGCCTGGTGCTGCGGAGAGCATAATGATTCCAAAAGAGACTGCATCCCAAAAGGCAGTTGAGGAAGAACGTCAGACTATTGCGGAGATATATGCGGGAGTGCCGCCAAATGTCCGTCCAAATGACGCTCACGAAATGAAGCTCCAAGTATTTCAACAGTGGTTACAACAACCCGACGTCACGCAAAAGGTTCAACAAGATCCTGCCTTGCAAGAGCGTATTCAGAATTACCTGCAACAAAGACAGATGCAAGTGACTCAGAAACAGAATGCTCAGATTGGCAGACTCGGAGCCGCACCAACACAGTTTGGGGAAACCCCAAGCGCAGCATAGGAAACATCATGCCCTACGGAAAAGGTACATACGGATCGAAGGTTGGAAGACCTTC